GTTTATTGTTCTGCCAGTACCCGCACATAGTCTCCCTGACTTCTCACCCACATATCAATATCCGTTCCGAACACTTCCGCTTCCACAATCCAGCCCTTTTCCGTCACCTGCAAAACCTTTGCAGTGGGCAGACGGTCAAGTACAGATTCCAGACTCGGCCCGGTATACTCGAACCGAATGGTCTGCAACTCGCCGCCGTACATAAACTGGATGCGCTTGCGCATCTCGCCCTCCTGAAAGCGGTCGATATAGCGCTGGGCGAAATGCCGGTCGAGGGTTTTGTAATTTTGAATGCGGTCAATACGATAAATCGTCGGGGAATTGTCCTGCGGGTTCTGGAAGTGCTTGTCCTTATCGATGCCCTCAATGAACGCTGCCAGATAGAAATAATACTCGCTGAACAGGACGCCCACCGGCTCAACAGTGCGCACACGGGTCTCGCCGTCGTGGGTGCGGCAGTAGGTAATTTCCATAACATTGTGATTTTCTACTGCCGTGCCGATCTCCCACAGGCTCTCGATAAACTTCCGGCCATGCTGCGGCTCAACGTAATGGAAGCGTTCGTTGCTGATGAGGTCTTTGACCTGATTCAATCGGTCCAGCGGGGTGCACACCTGCACCAGCTTGTCCAGAATGGGGAACATCTCCTCCTTGACCATGGAGCGGCTCTCCAGCAGGATCTTGCACACTGCCAGAATCTCGCTGCTGGTGAGGAAGCGTGAAAGCGTATCATCCAGCAGATAGCCGCCCTTTGCGGAGTTGTATAAGATCTCTCGGCGCGGCTCGCTGTCTGCAAAATGATTGCGCAGGGTGTCAAGATCGCGCTGGATGGTTTTCTCACTGACACCGAAGCGGTCAGCCATCTGCTGTTTGTTCAGCACACCGCCCTGTACCAGCACCTGCTGGATATAGAGTATACGGTCCAATCTACTATTACGCACAGTTCATTCTCCTTCTCTGCTCATTGTAACACAACACAACTATCGCTGCAATTCTTTGTGTGAAGTTTTGTCGTTTCACGGAATTACAAAAAAATTTTTGTCTCTTTTGCACAACCCCAGTATACAAAAAAAGATGGACAGCCTGCCTGTCCATCTCCTAAAAAGTCAAGGTAGACTATTCTTAAATTGCCAACCTCTTTTGAAGCGATAGGCACTGTTCATCAGTTCATCTGTGATGGTGTAAAGCGCCCGGCGTGGCGAACCATATCCGCCAATCAGCCCAATCACAATCGCAAGATTCAGCACAAATGCAATGCTCAACAGCACCATCAAAAATTTTTTCATACGCGCTTCTCCTTCTGTCTTATGTTTCTATCAACTTTTCTGCTCTCATTATACGGATTTGGCTGGACGGTATGGTTGTCCATCCTCCACAAGCAACAAAAAAGGAACACGGCATTCTCGTTTTGAATGTCCCGTGTTCCTTCTGTCCGCTTTTGCAGCGGCTTCTTTTACATAGAAGTCAATCGTTCATTTCGGCATCCTCCCGAATCTTACGCTTATATTCATAATAGGTATTCCGGGCAAGTCCAGTCAATTTTATGCAGTCCACATCAGGAATCGGCTGAAACTGCCAGCCTCCCTGTCTTTCTTGCTCCGTCATTTATATATCCTCAATTCATTGAATTCTTGACTAAACCAAAACCCTCCCCGGCAAAACCATTCAGTTTCACCGGGGAGGGTTTATCATACGCTTATCTTCCCATGTTTTGCAGGATTAGTGCATCTTCATGCAACAATCTTACTTTCTGGGATTCTTGATGGCAGCCTGGGCAGCAGCCAAAATTACAGAGCGTTCGAGTCAATCCAGCTTCACTTGCCCTGTCTGCTTGAGGGGTTCTCCATAGTTGATATGATAATGGCCGTTATTCTGCATTCCAAATTCAATATATTCCGAAAATGTTGTCCCAGAAATCGTAGTATTGGTCAAATGCATCACAACAGCCACTCCAGCCAAATCGTCATCCCAAAGTTCCTTATAAATAGCATTATTGGAATACAATTTCAGACTCACATCCACAGAATCACCCGTTGCAAGTAGCGTTCCTATTCCTCCTTGCCCAAAGTTTCGACACTCCACTAACTCTGTTTTTCCTTGGAATCCAACAATATCAACGCTATCCACCTGAATATGCCGAATAATTGATTCCGAAATATTTTGCAATGAAAATTCTATTGTTTTAATATACTTTATTTCTTCAACCAAGGAATCAATATTCACTCGAATCTCACTGGTTTCATGTTGTACGGAATCTCCATAGTAAGACCGAATAATTCTAAACTGTTTGGACTGTGGCACATACGACAGCGCTCCACGATGAAGCACTGTCGGTTTGCATGATGGATTTGTTAGCTTCACAGCAGGTAAAAGTTTTTGTGCCATTATTTTTTGGAGCCTATTATTTTCTTCGCTTAAGCGCCTATTGACTTTTTGTGCGTCTTGTCCCTGCTCAACAGTGATAATGCCAAGTATAATGGTACCCAGCAAAGCTTGCAATCCAGAAACATAGGAAAGCGCATCTCCTGCCGACCACTCTGCCGAAAAATTGCTAGAAAACTTAAAGAGGGTATTAACCACCATCGGAACAGCGATTATTGAAATCATAAGCAGCGCAATCAGCAGCCATTTATATTTTGCGAATATCTTCTTCACAGAAGTCCTGCCTTTCATATTCATAGTTGTAACTTAATTATACCGTCCCGCCACTCATAAAACAAGATTCTTCCATCCTTTACAGAAAAAATGCCTATGGATTCCATTGGAAAATCCATAGGCATTTAGAAACTTACTTTTGAGAAGGCATAATTATCCTTCTATTATAATGGTCACTGTGTGTCCGAAAGATAAGGCTTCAACATCTCAACCAGTTCGTAAACTTTCGTTCCGGGTGCTGACTCAGAGGGCTTCCGTCCTTCATTTTGTTTGTCCAATCGCTTTGCATTAGCAATCGCAATGTCCATGTAAGGCCGCAGCACTTCATACATATCCGGGCGGTTCTTCTCGTAGCCACCTGCACCAATGTTTTTCAGCCAATCGCTCAGCTTCGGCCAGTAACGAGATCTATCAATATCAGTATCCATATACATAAAATGCAGCAAATACCACAGTTCTACGCACTGGTTCGACCATACAGCATGGTAAATCGTCTCACCTTGTGCACTGTATTCTTCGCACAGCTGTGCTACCATGTCAATATTTTCTGCCGGAAAATCATCTGTGTCATAGACAATCCAGACGTGCTTAAACACAATACCGTTATTCTGAACGTATTGACGAGCTTTCATCAACAGATTCACCGTATTGTCGCCAATGCCCTCTACCTTTAGCTGGATTCTATCACGGTACTTAGAATTGATAATCCGTTGAATTGCGCCAAAATACTGCGGCTCGGTTTCTGTACCTTCAGATGCAATCAAGTGGTATTCCGGCTGAATCATCCTTGCCTTATCACGGCGATTCTTCATCCAGCTTTTTCCAAGGTCACTCTTTTTCGGAGGTTTCAGACTCATGCCCAGTCCCTCCCTGTCAGCATATTGGAAAGGTAGGGATCTGCACCATATCGACCTTCCAGATACTGCTTGTCAAAGGCCGCTGTGCTCTTGACGCGAGTATTGTCCTCCTGCCGGAATTCATAAAGCGAATAAATCTCGCTCTCATGATTGTCATTCATTGCAGCAAACCAAATTTCATCACGACGGAAAACTGTATTCTTCATCGTAGTCAGGTCGTGAGAACTGAATAACAGTTGTGCGCCCTTCTTGTTCAGTTCTTGGTTCTTGAACATCTGAATCACATACCGGAGCAGCTTCGGATGCAGCTTGGCATCCAGTTCGTCCACAACCACTGTGCGGCCTTCCTGCAATGCTACCATCAGAACCGGCAAGGCTGCAATCATTTTCTTGGTTCCATCCGACTCTGCTTCAAAGGGAAGCTCGTAGACCTTGCCGTTGATCGTTCTTTGCGTGAACAGGTGCTTGCTATCTTCATCATAGCGATAACCGGACAAATCAATACCTACATCATTCAGTGCATGAATCAGGCTTTCCTTCGTCGTCTCACTCTTGGACACCAGCACAATGTTTTCTGCTCTGGGGTTTGCGTAGCTCTGTGTAATACAGGATTCAAACCAATTCTGCACTTCTGCAATCACAGGGATATTGTAGTTGATTGCCAAAAAAGAAAGATACGGCATCTTCGGGTTGACGTCCAAGTTGATGCTTGCCTTATTGATACTTGCACCCAATTCAATCTTCTGGCCGTCTCGTTCAAAAATCAGTCCTGTCTTCTTACCACCAAGTGTACGCCACAGAAGAGACTCAAAGACAATTTCTTCCTTGAGCGAAATGTAATACTGGTATTCCTTCTCGCCTACACGGAAGAACACCTGAAAAATCGTAGGCTCATTTGCAGAGCTTTCATCCAACATAAAGGGAGCTACACTGCTGCCCTGCTGGAAGATCATAGGCTGTCGATTCTTCTCCAGCGCATGGATTGGCTTCACAACAAGGTTAATCAGGCAAAAGAATGCCTGAAGCAGATTTGTCTTACCGCCACCATTAGGGCCATAGACCGCGCTGACCGGAAGCAAATCTTCCGCTTTCTCCTGCCGGATCAATGCATCTTGAAACTCCGGAATCGCCATTGCACGGAAATCAAATGTTGTTTCATCCTTATAAGACTTAAAATTCTGAAAAGAAAACTGGCAAAGCATTTTTTCAACTCCTTCCTGTTATTATTATAGCTCATTTTCCGTTTTTATTCCAGCATTTAAGAAAATTTCATTCTTATAATTAATTTATAGGCATTTTTCTGAAAGTAAAAGACCTCCGCTCTCTATCGCAAACGAAAGCGGAGGTCTTTTTACAGCTTACTGTGCTACCCGAATTATCCTGCTCTTCTTTGTATCTCCAAGCCTCTTCCAATGTAAATTATTGGAATTGCTCAAAAAATGCAGCGATTTCTGCGGTTGTCAGTTTTTTCTTATGATGGCAGTCATAAATCTGCATTTCCCAATCCGCATAGCAGCCTTTCTTGCCACAGGGAGATGTGTAAATCGGAATAAGTCCGCTGCTCTTAGTCCACCCCTTGTTTCTTACAAGATAGTCAAGATACTGTCTAATGCTGTGCTCATTCGTGATTTCAGCCCCTGCTTTCTTAAAATCATGAACTACCCAAACGATGAAAAGAATCGCAATAATAACTATAAGCATACCATTTTCCTCTTATTTTATAATTTTCACTCTGCAAGTCCAAAATTGTTTAGAATACGCTCGTAAGTGTCGTACAAAGCTTGCTCTGCCCTGAACATCTTCTGAAGGTTTTCATTGTATGTATCCTCATCTACAACAAAATAGACCGATGCCTCCCAGCGGAATCCCTGGTCGTCAACAAGCTCTGTTGTCTTTCCAGTATCAACATAAGTTAATTTATACGCTCCCTGCTTCGAGAAAGTATATTCATCTTCCGTAATCAAAACATAGGCCGTTTCACCCGGATAAGCTTCGCCCATCAAATAATCCACATCATAGGCAAGCCATTCAATCGCCTTGCTCGTATTAAAGGAGTCCAACTCTTTCTGAAGGCTTCCAAGCAACGTATCATCATAATGGGTTTCCATTCTCTTATAGATGTAGAATTTACCCTCATACAGCTCAGCATCTTCAACGGAGTAACCGAGGTCACTCGTCTTTGCTTCTTCCATTTCGCTATTTGCACTGTCAATACTCTCAAGAATCCCTTTTTCAGTGTTAATCAGTGTACTATCTGGATAAATTTTCTTATAAAAGTCGACCATCTGCTCGAATGTTATGCGAACAAGGTCCTCCGCATTATTTCCTTGATTTTTTTCGGCAATTTTTTCTGCTGCAGCTTCTTTCCATGCAGCATAGAAATTTTTCTCATCTGCATTTGCCATTTGGTTCTTATCATCACGAGGAATATCGCTCAAATTGCAGTCTTTAAGAATCATAGCTTTCATCGAAGCAATTTCATTTTCAGTAGCAACCGCTGCTTCAGATTCCGCTTTTTCTTGAGCTGCTTTGGATGCCGCTTCTTCTTCCGCTGCACGAGATGCGCTCTCAGCGGCTTCCTGAGCTTCTAAGGCAGCTTGAGAGGCCGCCGCAGCCTCTGATTCTGCTTTTCTTTTCGCTAATACTTCTGGTGAAAGATTAGTTTCTCCAAGCTGAATACCCGCTATCATTACAATAGAAGATAATAGTATCAGTGCAATTTTCTTAAACTTAAATGCCGGAATCCTCTTCGTAATTGGCGGAAGAATTATCACGCCGCCCAATATAATAAGGATAATGGCGGGCATCGTATACTCTCCAATATATGCTAGTCCACTTAATATATAGCATCCGCCAATAAACCACTGAAGTATTCTTTTAACTTTATTCAACATATTGCCGCCTCTTTTACATTTCGAGTGTTTTATATGTGCGCCAAGTCAAAGCACAACCCACCTTTTCCGTTCATACCTATCGCTTACCATTACCGCTGGAAGTGCTATGCATCAACCCGACCTGCGTCTGCTTTTACCTATAAAGACGACTTCCCGTAGAAAGTCTATGAAAGTGATTTCGCAGACGCTTACATATTCTTCAATACTTTATGACCAACTACGCGTATAGAAGTTCCACACTTTTGACAGTGGATATGCATTATATGTATTGCGATACATATTGTTTACATCATTGGGGTATTTCATCTGTGCACCAATCGCCTCATTCGCAAGATTGGAGAGTTCTTCCAAATCAGCATAAGAACAGTCCGGTGCCAAAAGGTAAGCAAAGTTTTCTTCTACATATACTCCAAGGCTATTTGTGTAGCCAAGTTTAATTAAAACCGGATTGAGATCATCGTATGTATTACCTGGCTGATAATAACCATTCGGAGCATTCACACGGACATTGTACGCTGTACCATCACTTGCTAAAATATACCCATCATACACGCTATTAACGCCATTATTCTCTATGACATTCCCAAGGCGAATCGTCATAGCCCCAGTATTGTAGTAATCAGACTTGTACGCGTGCTGTGCTCCAAATCTACGAACTGCTTGGAATTGCTTTCTCTCATTTAAGAATGTCTTATTCCCCCAAGCAATTCCTTGGAAGATAGTGTAGTCATATCCTCTTTGGATGTCATAATTTGATCCATCATATCCAAGCCGAAGGTAAACATTGTCGATATAGTGCAAATACAGGTCATCAAAACCAGCACAAACTGCACAGTGAGGCGGATTATCAGGATTTATTCTTGCAGCATAATCTTCTATTAAGGTCTTGGAAATCCCCTGCATAATTTCATACTCAGAGTAGTGATTATTGATTTCTGCAATTTGACTTTCTGTCAATGTGTCAGCGTCTGCAATCTCACGCACCTTTGCAGTTGTCAAATCAGAGTTTCCAAACCAATCTGTTTGAGCTGAAGCAGGCAAAGCTATTACGCTAAGCAGCAGCACCGTTGCTGCCAGCATTGACGCAATTCTCTTTTTCATTTGACTTTTCCTTTCATCTTTTCTTTACGACCTTAAATCGCATGAAGCTTTTCATTGGTTTCAATTATCAATCAAGACAAATGAACCGCCTCGTATTACGATTTATCTTGTTAAAATTATACGATTTATAGAATTACCTGTCAAGGCATCCACACTTAAAATCGTAAGTAGCACTACGATTTATCCAAGGAGGGCAATGACATGGAACGCGAGAAGCCAAACTTTGACATTCTGGGAAGGATCGACCGGGAGCGGTTGGCTCGTGGATGGTCTGAATACACCCTTGCCGAGAACTCTGGTCTGACGCAATCCACCTTATCAACGTGGCGCAGACGAAACCTTCAGCCCAACGTGACCTCGATTGAAAAAATTTGTCATGGCCTTGGCATCACCCTCTCGCAGTTTTTTGAAGAGGACGCTGCCATTCATCATCTAACAGAAGAGCAGAAATCTCTTTTGACCACATGGGATAGACTTTCTCCATCACAAAGAACTGCTATCTTGGATTTGATTCAAGCATTTTTACCTGAATAATGCGCACATTTACAAAAAAGAAGGATGTCGAGCAACCATTGTGTCACCCGGCATCCTTCCTCATTAAGTAAAGGACTTCAGAACTTTTTTCAGTGCTTCACGCTGCTCTGGGGTTATTCGACCCAGCAAATTCAAAAATTCCTCTTGTTCCTCTTTTGTAAATTCGCTATGGGATTCATCTTTTACACATTTTTCGTTCTTCATAACAACTTTTCCTTCTTAAGTTTTTCCCTCGTCAGCCAATCCAGCCCGAATCTGCCGCTTATACTTATAATAGGTATTCCGGGCAAGCCCTGTCAGCTTCATGCACTCCACATCGTCCAATGTACCACCAAAAGCCTTACAATGGATGCGGATTTTCTCTTTGGCCGCTTTAGACTTCTTGGTTTCAAATCCAGTGCCTTTTTTTCGTCCAACCTGTTTTCCATTCAGCTTTGCTGTTACAAGACCCTCACGAGTACGCTGGTGCAAATCGGCCACTTCTTTTTCAGACTGCTCAAAAGCCAACTTGATTTGCTCTTTTGCCAATGCCATCAGATATTCGTTGATACCCTTCAAAATAAAATCCACATTGGTTCCTGTCATGGCAATGCTGCCGGACAGGGCCTTTTGGTAAGTTTCGGTATCAATGTGATGCTCTTTCAAGAATACCAGCCGGATACCTTTATGATAGAGATCTTCATACAGTGAAAATCCCTCTTCTGCATTTCTGGACATTCGGGAGACGGAATCGAACACCACTGTATCTCCCTTTTTCAGGATTCGATACAACTTGCTCCATTCTGGCCGAAGGATGGAAGTTCCCGTATAGGCTTCCTGCACAATGTGAGCTGTCGGGTATTCAGCTCTGATATTGCGAACCTGACGGTCAATGCTCTGCTTTGCAGTGGAAATCCTGCAATAACCATAAGTGCTCATAGCCTTTTCTTTCCGTATCAAAAATGCCGAACGTCATTTTAGCGTCACCGATTTGCTAAGACAAATCGGCTTCATCACGCTGTGATTGATACTTTTCTGTACCCACGGCAATTTTAATACTTTTTCCTGCGAGCCTTAGTCATCCCTCATAAACTTCAAAAGATTATCTCCGTTGACGAACGGTTCGCACCGTCCGTCCCCTGCGATGACTTTTGAACTTTATAAGGAACGACACGGCTCGCTCTTATCAACGGTTCAGATACTGATTCATAAACTCTTCCACCGTCACGCAGGGCTTTTGATTTTTCTCTGCTCCTCCAAACGGATCATAGTTCCAGTCCGTCTCTTCATCAATGTACCGCCGTCCGTCATTGGGCAGCTCCAACGGCTCTGCAAGAATAATCGTACCCCAGTGATTGATCATGATAAACGGCGCAATCTCACAGGGAATCCCCCGGCAGTCATCATCATGCCGCACATCGTAGGCATATAGACCATCCGGGACGGTATCTCTTTTTATGCGGAAGTTAGTGAATAATGCAGGCTTTCCGCAGACAGTGATTTCTTCATAGTGTTCGGTCATCGCATTGCAAGACATATAAATTTCTCCTTTATGCCACATTAAGTCGGGTAGCTTTATAGCAGTCTGCGCACATCCCCTCATGGGTGGCTGCAAACTCTGCTGCCTGCATGATGGAGCCATCTTTCAGCTTGACCCTCTTGATAGGCTGGTTGCACCGGGCACAGATGCAGGGCACAGGCGGCTGTTCCTGCTTCGGGCTAGCGGATCTCGGTTTCGGCTGCTTTTGCGGCTCTGATTC